AGGAAATGGGTTATCTCTTTTAGGTGCTTATCAAGGATTAACTTATTATTCACAAGCAGATAGCAGATGGGCAAATGTAATGTTTTCAAGCATAGGAGATAGCTCTCAAACTATGAAATCAAGTGCTTGTGGACCAACATCTGCAGCAATTATAGTAAGTAGTTCAAAAGGAGCTATATTGCCTACAACAATGGCAAATTTAGCTGTATCAAATGGATACAGAACATCAAATAATGGTACAGCATGGGCATACTTCCCATTTGTTGCTGATTATTTTGATTTTAATGAATACTATACAACATCTAGTTTTGATACTGCTATGAATTATTTAAAAACAGATAATGATAAAGATGGAAACGCAGATTATTATATTGTATGTTCATGCGGAAGCGGATTGTTTACTTCTGGTGGACATTATATTACATTGGTAGCTAATAATGGTGGAACAATAACAGTATATGATCCATATTTATATTCTGGAAAATTTAATACTGCTTCTAGAAGAAATGCTGGCGTAGTAGTAAGTGGCAATAGTGCATATGTAAGTGAATCATCATTTAAGAATTATGCTAATTATAGATACTTTTGGATTTTCTCAAATGATAAAGGAAGCGGAAATCCAAATAAAAATACAAATAATGAAAATACAACAACAGTTAACTATACAAGATATGTAGCAACTCAAAGCTCAAATCTGAATGTAAGAGATGGAGCATGGGGAAATATAATTATTTCATTAGCAAAAGGAACTGCAGTAAATGTTGTAGAAACAAATGGCTCTTGGAGTAGAATTAATAGTCCTGTCAACGGATGGGTAAGTACAGGATATTTATCAAGTACATCTCCTTATGCAGAAGTAACAACAACTACTACAACAGGAATGCCACAAACAGGTAAAGTCAGAGTAAATACATCATTAAATGTAAGAACTGGACCAGGAACAAATTATAAATATGTAAAAAGTTTATACAACGGAAATAATGTATATATATATGAAAGTAGAAGCGGTTGGTATAGAATAGGAACAAATCTATGGGTATGTGCAACATATGTAACAACATCAAATAGTGTTTCAACTAATTATTCTACAAGTGTGGGAAGCTATTATACTCTAAAGTATAATACTACATTATACAGCAATGGAAATTTAAGTGGAACAACTTATTCATATTTAGCAAAAACTAGAATAAAAGTTATTTCTCATTATTCAAACACAGTGGATTATATATATGTTCCAAAAACAGGTAGATATGCTTATTGTAAAGTTTCAGCATTTAATTAATATAAGTTATTATCTACAAATATAAAATGGCTCAAAATCGATTTTCACAATAAAACAAAACAATACCAGAAAATAATTTAAGGTTTTTCTGGTATTGTAATAACACCGGAAAAAAATTACGGTATATTTTTCAAATTTTGTTGTATATTATATAATATATCAAATGCTTGATGAAAAGTAGTATTATCTAAATCAATTTTTTTGATTTTATCTACTATTTTTTCATATGAAGTATTTTGATTAGAGGGTGCAATATCGGAAATCACTTCAAATGGTAAGTTTTTAGATTTTAGTAAATTTGTGTATTTATCTAATTTGGCGATTGGAAAACCACATTTTACTATTGATGGACCTAAATCGGTCAATTTTAAACCAATTGAATCTGAAACGACTTTTGCATCCTCGTTTAATATATTGTAGAATATACCAACTCTAAAAATATAAATTTTTTCTGAATCCTTTCTTTTAAGATCCTCATACTGCTTTTGTAATTTGCTCATCATCATTACCTCTTTTCTTTTTATATTTTTTTCTAACAATAACATCTCCAGGCTCACATTCAAGTAGATCACAAATTTTATTTAAAGTCTCAAAATGTATTCCAGAAGTTGCATTATTTAATAGATTAGAAAGAGCTTTATATCCTCCTCCCATATTTTTTATAAACCAATATTTGCTTCGTTTCTTTTTCTTAAGAAGCTCATTGATTTGTAAATAAATCATAAAAACACCCCCTCTCTGATATAGTTATTGTAAAACAAAGTAATTTATATTTTAACTACACTAGGCTTCACTTAACCACGATTAAGGTATATTGAACATAGTTAAAATATTTTACATAAAATGGTATAATATAATTAGAATAAAATACCCAAATTGAAAAGGGGGAATATTCATGAAGAAAAAATATGATAAAGAATTATTGATAAAACTAGTGAAAAAATTAAATATGTGTGATAGAATAATGCTAATGTTATTTAAAAGTTATACATATAAAATATTGAAGATAGGAATAAATATAGGATTTGACTGGGAAGATAAAGAATACGAATGTCAACCAAAAGATGAAAAAATCAACGATTTGTCAACCGCAGCAAAATAAAATATAGTAAAAATGAGTAAAAATAAATAAAAAGAAAAAATATACAAACCAATAGATGAAGTAATAGCAAGGAAAATGAGAAACAATAAATAAAAATAAGTAATGAAAAATAAAAGGGTACTGATAAACAACCCACATAGAAACTGTTACAGTGCTAACCCAGAAAAATCAATAGATGTAGCAATTATAAAATAGAAAAATGTTGTAAATGTCAACCATTTGTCAACGAAAAAAATGAGTGGTTGACAAAAAAATAAAGGCTCTAGTGGCCTTTATTTTCATTTGCAGCATGTTCAAATATTTCTACTGAATTATTACTCATTTTTTCTGTATGATGTACGTAGGTATCATATGTGGTCTCAATATGAGCATGACCCAATCTTACCTGGACATCTTTTATTTCTGCACCATTATCAATTAACATCGTTGCATGAGTATGTCTCAAAGAATGATAATTGAATGTAATACCTAATCCATAATTGATAACTCTAGATGCATACTTAAAAGTATTTGTTGTGATGAATTCTCCGTTTTCTTTTGTACATACCATATCCACTTTTTTAAGAACTCCAGATGGAACATTTGTAGGTAAAGAATATAGTGGTCTATATTTTTTATTGTTAATTTTCTCGACACCTTCATAAGTACATTGATAGTAGCTGCCATATTTTAATTTGTTCTGCAGTTGATCTGTTTTATATTTTCTTAATAATTTAAGAAGAGTATCTCCAAATTCTACAGTTCTTAAGCTAGTAGGAGTTTTAGGAGTACCAAAGTACCATCGTTTTGTATCTTCATTATAATATATGATTTTATTTACATCAATTTTTCTATTTTTAAAATCAATATCATCCCAGGTCAAACCTAAAGTTTCTCCAATTCTTAAACCAGTATAAAAACCAATAACAATAGGAATATGGAATGTGGATCCATAAGGAAATCGTTTTATAATTTTTTCAAATTCTTCCTTCGTAATATACTTATGATTTGCCTCTGTTTTAGTATGCTCATATTTAGGAAATTTTACATAGATCATAGGACTATCTTTAATAAAATTTGCAGGATGCACAGCATACTTCAATGCTCCAGATAATACTCCCATTAAGTTTGTTAAATGATTTTTACTGAATCCATTTATATATCTAGAATTAATGAAGTTTTGTAATTGTGCTGGAGTAAGAGCCTTCAATTTATATATTCCTAAATTTGGTTTGATATGATTTTCTATATAATTTTTATATGATTTTTGTGTATTTATTTTTAATTCTAAACATACATAATTTTCATACCAATAATCAAAATAATCAGAAACAGATATCTCACTAGGCTCAAAATGTAATCCTGAATTATTATATTCTGCAAGAGCTATTGTACCAGCTTCTAATGCTTCCTTTTGTGTTTTAAAACCAGATTTTGTGATTTGTTTTCTTTTACCTTCAACTTTTGCAGCTTCAAATTGATACTGCCATGTTTTGCCTCTTTTCCTTGTGTTTAATTTTGACATAAAAATAACCTCCATTTTTTATAATATTTTTTATATAAACACTTGAAAATGAAGGTAAAAATATATATAATATATACAAATTCACTTTCAAGTGGATTTTGCTTTTCGGATAATGTGTTGGGTCGCAAATCATCACATTATCCTTTTTTATTTTATATTAAAATTCTCTTTACTAATAACTAGCATTCCTTTGTTATTCCATACATCTAATTCATAGGTTATAATTGCATAACCGTTTTTCTCTCCATAATACTTATAAGTGTACACAGTAGAAGATGAATCTTCAACTCTCTTAATTTGTTCAGATTTAATATGATTTCTCTTTCCAATTATATCTTCAACTTCAGTCAAGGTCATTCCATTTTCAATTTTTTCATATTCTGATAAATTAATTCCATTTGGATCCATTTTATTTGAATCTATAATTAAAAATATAATAATGAAAGCAATGAAGATAATAACTGAAATAATTATTATTTTCTTTTTCATAAAACACCTCCTAATCGTAAGCATTTTCACTATGTGATTTTATAACCCTGCCAAGTATAATAATATTTGATTTTCTATCAATAGGCACATTTGGATTCATAGAATATAATTCAAATCCATCATCATTTTTAATAATCTTCTTAATAGTAATAACTTCATCATCTGGAATATAAATCAATGCAGTTTTGCCATTATCTATACTATTTTGAGAATGGACTATTGCTAAATCTCCCTTACCGAAGAAGAGGCAACATATTATCATCGATAGGTTCAAAAGCAAATAAATTCTCAACATCTTCCCATTTTTTATTAGTTCTGATATCTATATAGTCGACAATATTGCAACTATCAAATAAATTATCAATATTTTTTATTCTTAAAATAGGAATTCTTACTTGATGGGTATTGTCGTATTTTTCATCACTTAAGCCAGCTAACCACGATGCAGAAACACCATATAAGTTTGCAATGGCAGAAATTGTACTTCTTTTTACTCCTTTTATTTCTCCAGATGCATAACGAGAAATAGTAGCTGCACGTTTTCCTACTGCCTCTGCAATATGATCTAAAGTATAATTCCCACTTCTTATTAATTCAGATAATCTTTGTGAAAAAATATCATCCATACCAAAAACCTCCTTTACGCATATTTTACTATATTGTTTCGCATTACGCAATATTTATATCAAAAAAAATGAAAAACTTTCGCAAAAAGTATTGACAATAAAATATTGTTATAGTATATTACGTGTAACGTAAGTTACGCAACACGTAAAAAAAGAAAAATATGAAAGGAGGAAAAAACATGCCAAAAGAAACAAAAGAAATATTAAATAAGCTAGAAGGATACTTAAAATTCAAAGACATCTCAAAGAAGAAACTAGCGGAATTATGGAAGAAAAATGATGCATACATATACAGAAGATTTAGCGGAGATGTAGAGCTAACACTAAAAGACATAAGAGATTTATGCAGAATTTTACAACTGACTAGAGAAGAGGCAGCAGACATATTTTTTTAAAATAAACTTACGTAATACGTAAAAAAGGAGCATAAAAATAAAAAAAAATAAAAAAAGCGACCCAACACAAAACGAAAGGAGAAAAAATGGAAGATGTAATATACACAGTAGCTGAAACAGCTAAACTGCTAAAAACAAACCCAGCATACATATACAAACTTATAAATGCAGGAATCCTACCAGCATTAAGGCTAGGCGGAATGAAAATAAGAAAAGCAGCACTCCTAGAATTCCTTAAAAAATATGAAGGTAAAGACTTAAGAGATGTAAATAACATAAAGGAAATGGAGGTGGAGAAAAATGAAACAGAAGAAGAAAAATAAGAAAAAAGAAGCAAGAGAAAAAATCATAATAATAGCAGCATTTATAATTGGAATCATAATGTGTGGAATGGCAATAGACAAATGGCTAACTGGAGATACAACACCAATGAAAGAACAAACTTATACTATATCAAAAGGCGAAACATTATGGTCAATAGCAGAAAGATATAAACCGGAACATATGTCATATGATCAATATCTATATGAATTAAAAAAAGCTAACAACGAGAATATATCAAAACTATATCCAGGACAAAACATAAACATATTAGTAGAGAAAGGGGATGAATAAAAATGATAGGTAAACATTCAGAAGAATCTATAAAAATCAAACAATTAGAAGAAACAATAAGATTAAGAAATCAAGAAATTAAAGACATAAAAAATAGTGTAGCAGATATATTACTTCGAATAAAAATTCTAAATGAATCAAATTCTTATGGAGATCCATCAATAAAGAAAAGAAAAATATCAGAATTATGCACAGATACAAGATATGAATTACTAATAGATGAAATAGATGAAACATATAAAAAAGAGAAAACATATTACAGAAAAGACAAAATAAAAGAACTATCATCAACCAACCAAAGCGAAGATAGTTCGAATGATTAGAATGCAAACGATTAAATAAGCACTCTTCGATTATTATAACACTAAATGAACAAATGTCAACAAGAAAAGAGTAAAACATCAAAGAAATTACAAAAGAAAGGAGCATGTATAGTGAATTATATTAAGCAACTCAATGAGTTCTATTCTACACTAGATTACAAACCACTATCTCCAAATGCTATTGCAATATATATGTTCATATTACACATAGCAAATAAAACAGGGTGGCTTGAAGAATTTAAAGTAGCTAATTCAACTCTAATGGGAAAATGTAGGCTCAATATATCAGCACTGCAGCGAGCCAGGAACGAACTGATCACGCAAGGATATATAGGATATAAGAAGCGGATCCAATCAAAACGATGCACCACGATATAAAATTATAAAACTATATTACAAACAAAATGAACAAGCAAACGAACAACCAGATGAACAACCGAACGCACAACCGAACGCACAACCAGGCGAATACATTAATAAACAAAACAAAACTAGTAAATTAAATGAAACTAAACTAAATGAATTTTATAATTATATATCAGAGAAAGAGCGGTGCAAAATTCGAGAATCTGAAAGAATCAGAAAAAGAAGGCATTATATATCTACTCAAACAAGTTGAAATCTATATTGAAAATCAGCAAATACTAGAATATATGACAGAGGAACATATACAAGATATAAAAATACAATACTGGGCCATTAAGGAATTATATAAAGGACCATATAAAGTATTCCTCAAAAATCTAACAAGGGAACAATTCCAATTCAAATATTTACAAGCAAAAAAATACATAAATCAAGAAGAGGAATTCAAAGAAGATATAGTCAAATATTTTATAAAAATATTACAAACAGATTTGATTGGAGATGAGAAAAAATAATGATTAGAGGTAGATTGACAGAATTAGAGAATCGAGGCGAGCCAGCAGTATTAACAAAAATTATCAGAGAAGATGATGATGGAGTAGGATCACATCTAATAAATAGAGGCATCAAAGATAGATACAAATACTACAAATGCGACTATTGTGGAGAAGAAATAAAGTTAGAAAAAGAATGGGCAAAACAAACAGGTGGCACATATGAACTTCCACATAGTATGACAAAAAGGGGAAAAATCATCGTAGCACTACATAACAAATGCTTCAAAAAAGCATTAAAAGAATTTGAGGAGGATTAGAAAAATGATAGATTTTATAATGAATTTATTCGGATACGAAAATGTTGAAAAAATAAAGATACCAGAAGATTATAGAATACCTAGAACTGACAAAATGAGATGTAAGGCAAATTTTTATAATGTAACAGGAGAATTTCAAGACAAAATAATAATAAATCAAGAAAGAATGTTATTAGATGGATATATAACATTACTGCTATGTAAATGGGCAAAAAGGAAATACGTAAAAGTAATGAAAATTAAATGTAGTCAAGAAAATTACAAATTAGCATACAGAGGATATAGATTAAAACCAAAAGAAAAAAGATTGGAGTTTTAAAAATGATATATGAATTCACTATACATCAAAGATTACCAAGTTTAAATGATTATATAAACAAATGTAAACATAACAGACATATTGCAGCAAAATTCAAATCACAAATTGACAGAAATATATGCTGGGAAATATTAGCACAATTAAGAGATATAAGAATAACAAAACCTGTGATTATACATATAACTTGGGTAGAAGAAAATAAAAGAAGAGATGTTGACAATGTATATAGTGCTATTAAATACATACAAGATGCATTGGTAAAAATGCAAGTATTGGCAAATGATGGTGTAAAAAATGTAATAGATGTTGATAACAAAATAGTATATGCAAAAGAAAGTAAAGTAATTGTAAAAATTGAAGAGGTATAGAAATGAAAGAAATGATATATGGATTGGATAGAAAGCTAGAAGTATTAGATACGGGATATTGTTTAGGATTATTATATTTTATTATTAATCTTGGAACACATCCAACGGCATATGTAAAAATACCAAAAAATAGTAGGTATTATGGAAAAAAAGATGTAGACATTGCAGTACATGGAGGAATAACCTATGCTGATGATCATATCTGGATAAATAATACACAAAAAATTGAAGGCTGGTTTATTGGCTGGGATTATGCTCATATGGGTGACTATATGGGATATGAAGAAAGAGTTCCAAAAGAATATAGAGTAGGTGGAAAAAAATGGACCACCGAAGAAATATACAAAGAATTAAGAAATGTATGTTATCAAGTTTACACAAGAAAGGAATCAAAATAAAAATGGAAGAAAAAGACTATATAGAATTGCAAAATTTATTAGTAAAATTAAGAATTGCAGCACTGAAAGAAATAAGCAATCAAAATCTTATACCTAAAATTAGAGATAGAGATATGAAGATAATTAGATATGTAGATTGGTTGAGAAACAATACAATTATTTCTATAGGTGGGGGGGATGAAAGTGGATAAAAGATGTACAAATTGTGGAAGATTTCCATTCTGTAAAGATATACAAGATCCAGGAAAAGAAAATAATTGCGATAAATGGATAAAAAGACCATTAGAGGAGGTACAAAAGAAATGATTGGTATTTTGGTAGGTTTGATTATAGGTTTATTTTTAGGAATAATGGTAATGAGCTTAATGAAGGTATCAACAATTAATGATTTAATTAACAGAAATCAAGAATTAGAAGAAATAAACAAAGGGTTAGAGGAAGCACTAGTAAGAAGAACTGAAAATTTAAATAAACAAATACAAGAATTATTAAATATTAAGGATAAAAAATAACTATGGAAGCGATAAAAATGAATCAATATTCACCATTGAAGCGGTAAGTGTAAAAAATATATAGAAAAAGGGTTGTGTCTAGGATGTAATAAACTTGAAGATAAGCTGTTCACAGGTAATGATAGGTGTTCATTCATTATAGAAATAGAAAAACAAAAAAACAAATATGATAATTGGATGATAAATTAATAATAAGGAGAAAGAAGAGAGATGCCTAAAACAAAAGAAACAATAATATTTGAAAAATATCTAAAAAAATATACACATAAGCAAGGAACATTTAGCTGCCCAGAAGTTACAATAGGATGGTTTGGACATGAAAGAGTAGATTATCTAACATATGATACAAATGATATATTCAAATGTTATGAAGTAAAAGTTACTAAAACAGATTTTTATAGCAAATGCCACAATACATTTATAGAAAATTACAATTATTATGTTATGCCTAGAAAATTATATGAAGAGGTAAAAAAAGATATTCCAGAAGCGGTTGGTGTATTAGTGGAAAATTTAATGAATGATGGAAGTGTTTATACATGGAATCCATTAAAATCCATAAAGAAAGCAACCAAACAAGAATTAAAAGTAAATAAGGAAATTTTAAAAAATTCATTAATTAGATCCTTATATAGAGAGAGTCAAAAGAAAGGAGAATAACAATGTTGATATTGCCAATAAAAAAGAAATGGTACGATATGATTAAAAGTGGAGAGAAAAAAGAAGAATACAGAGAAATAAAAAAATATTGGACAGTAAGATTTAATAATGAATTCGATAAAACTTTGGAATCAATAATAAAACATGATATTGAAAGTGATTTACTTAAATATTGTTTATGGTTAAAAGTATATTTGAAAAATGGATATAAAAAGGATGCCCCAATATTAGAATGTGAATGTAAATTGAAAATAGGATTAGGAAGAGAAGAGTGGGGAGCAATACCAGGAAAGAAATACTATATATTAGAAATATTGAATGCAAGGGAGATTAAAAATGGATAATAAAATGGAAATATCACAAAAAAGTAAAGAAACCCTAAAAAAATGTTGGGTAATAACAACGGATCATGATTTAGATGAGGAAAATATTAAATTAAAAGAAGCAATTAATGAAGTACTAGAAAAGACAATGACCAGTAGAGAAAAAAGTGAATGGGGATATGAGTATTACATAGAAAACAAGCAATACCATGAAGATTTGGAATTCAATAAAGAATTATTAAGAAAGTGGAGTGAAACTTTAAAAGGATGTGGAAGTGCAAATTGGTCATATGCATATGCAATAGATAGAATCTTAAAAGAATTGGAGAAAAAAAGTGATAGTATTTAGATTTATGAGCAAATTAGAATTATTAAATTATTTACATGGAGAAGAATTACACAATAATACTAGACATCAAGCAAAAACAGATTCAATTGGATTTTGTTTCTTTGGAATAGATGATATTACACCCGAATATGCATGGAAATTTATAAGAGGTGTGACATTGCCAGAGATATGTGTAGTGTTTGAAGTAGATGAAAAATACCTAAAAAAAGGATATGGTATATATAGTGATCCTGAAAAAACATTATATGAATTAATGAATTTTATTCCAAAAGCAATAAAAGTTCCAGAATATAGCACAACACAATATAACAACAAGACATTTAAATTGATTAAATATACAAAATCTGAATTAAATATATTTGAAAAACCAGATAAATTTGAATGGATGGAGGTAATAAAATGACTATAGAAGAAGCAAAAGAACAATTAAGAAGCTTACAAAATCATTGCAAAACAATGGGGGATAACATATTCAAAAAAGATGCAGAAGCAATAGATATAATATTAGAAGAATTAGAAAGAAAAAATAAAATTATAGATAAAATGGCACTTAAAATCACAAAACTAGACAATTCTAGTGAATATTGCTGTGGAAGAAAAAAGACATGTCCATATGAAAAACCAACATTAAAAACATGTAAAGAATGTATAAAAAAATATTATGAAAAGAGGAACAAAAAATGATTATTGTAAGTCAAAATAAGAAAAATGCAATTAATTTAGATAACGTAACAGTTATTGGAATAGTAGAAATTGAAAAGAAAATAAAAGTAGCTTTCAACAATGAAAGAGAGCTAACAATTGGAGAATATAAAACAACAGAAAGAGCTGAAGAAGTTCTGGAAGATATTAATCATTATAGAGCCATATTCGAATATTACAAATATTCGCCAGAAGATATACAAGATGAGATAGCAAAAGAATTTATAACAGATGATGTAATGTTTGATACATATGAAATGCCAGAAGAATAGGGGGAACGCTACAATGATGATATTATCGCAAGATGGCAAAAAAATAATAAGTACAGATAATTTGAATTATATTGAAATTGAAGAAACAGAAAAATATTACAGAGATTATATATACATAATAGCAGCAAACTTCACAAATGGTCAAACACAATTAGGAACATATAAGACATATGAAAGAGCTAAAGATATATTGGAGGATATGTATAAACAACTAAAAATACAAAATTTTAGTTTTACATATGAAATGCCAAAAGAATAGGAGGTCGGTATGACAAAAGAGGAATTAATAACATTATTAAAAGAACACAAAGAAAATGTTGCCAAATTAAGATTGAGGAAAAAAGAAAAAAGAGAATGTGAAAGAATTCTGAATGCAAAACCACATATAGAAACAAGTATATCATCATCACCAGGAATTAATGCAGACATTAGAAGCAAAAACAAAATAAGTGATAAAGTTGGAAATGCAGTTATAACTGAATTAGATCGTATGGAAGAAAGAAAAGAAGAGGCTAGAAAGAAAATTGCAGAACTGGATCCAATAATACAAGAGTTAGAAGATATAGTAGAAGAAGCGGAAATAAGATTAGATTGCTTGTACTATAAAGAAAGAGAAGTGCTATATGCATATTATGTGGAAAATAGAACTGCAGAAGATATAAGTCAGAATTTATATTTTA